CAAAACTGGTCTTGATGCAATTTCACAAATTCAAGTGCGTAATTTTGAATATCGGACAAAAGATGAAATTACTGAATTAGAACCACAAAATGCAATAGAAATTACTGGTGTTCAATTAGGTGCTATTGCCCAAGAACTCAAAGAAATATTGCCTGATTGCGTTAAAACAGAATCAACTGGTGTAATGTCCGTAGATTCAACCAATTTAACTTGGTATCTTATTAACGCAGTAAAAGAACTTAACGCAAAAATAATTGCATTGGAGAATAAATAATGATTGAATTAACTCAAGAACAAAAAGTAGCACAAGACTATTCTGCCGCAATGGATAGCGTAAACCTACTTAACGCTGGCAAACCTAAAGATATGACTGCTGAAGATTGGGCAGATACAGTTAAGCGTAATAAAGAACACCTTGAAATTCAAATTGCTAAAGGTGATTACTATGCTGGTTACGATTTAACCCCATTTGAGGATGCAGTTAAATGATTAAGCTAGAACTTGACATCAACTCTGTTAATTTTATTCTTCAGACTTTAGGCGAACTGCCTACAAAAACGGGTGCATGGGAACTTGTAAAGCAGATTAAAGAACAGGCTGACCCGCAGGTTCCTCCACCAGTTCAGGAATAATATGAAACAAACTATTCCCGCTCGCACACTAGAAGGTGGACTAATTGAGCCGCACCACGAAATAGAAGTGGTGTGTTCGGCTTGTGGTTACGACTTGGATGAAGCTGAATTGCAAGCCGATGTCTGCTCAGACTGTAACGCTCCTTTGAACCTTAAGCAACACATTTCCATTCATGCGACAACTGTACCTGCCGCTGGTGGCGGAGTTATGTAAGGTGAGAAGTTATGCCCGACCCGTATGGAATATCAGAGGGAGTAAAGGCTCTTAGCGGAAGTCTTGATGCAAATCGGGAGGCGGCTAAAGGGCTGTCTAAAAGTATTGAAGGTGTACAACATGATGCAATAGATGTAGCCCAAAAGCAAGCTAATGAACGTATTAGGGCAAGACGGGAAGCAGAGTTAAAGAAGGAAAGAGCATTAATCAAGGCTTTGGAATCATGGAAGCATAAGAAGCAAATATCCGATGAAGAAGCTAATTTAAAGATTAAATTTATTAAAGCCCACGGAGCTAAAGAGTGGGAAGCAGTACTAAAGATTAAGCTGGATATTGAGAATATGCAACGCAAGGATAACGAAGAATATCAGCATGATTTAAAAGCAGTAAGACGAGTTCAGTTTTATTGCTTTGCAGCAGCAGCCGTAATTGCGTGGTATTTAACTTGGGGTTATAAATATTAAAGGGTAGCCATGTTTGGAATAGACGACATCATTGGTGTAGGAATGAAAATACTGGATAAGGTTATCCCCGATCCAGCAGCCAAAGCCGAGGCACAAGCAAAGTTAATAGAGCTGCAACAGCAAGGAAGATTAGCAGAGTTACAGGCAGACACAGCAGAAGCTCAAGAGCTGACCAAGCGAGCAGAAGCAGATATGACATCAGATAGTTGGCTGTCGAAAAACATTCGTCCCATGACATTGATTGCAATCCTTGTAGGTTATTTTGTGTTTGCCATGATGTCGGCATTTGATTTAGATACTAACAAAACTTATGTGGAATTGCTAGGACAGTGGGGTATGTTGATTATGTCTTTCTATTTTGGCGGGCGTACTCTTGAGAAGATTATGGATATGAAGAGTAGAAATAATGATAAATAAAGAGTCAGTTCCTGGATTTGTAACGGTCTGCGTTACATTAACCCTATGCGTAGTTGTTTGCGGCATGGTTGGCGGTATGTTAGTTGGCTTATTTGATTCTGACATTAGCAATGACAAGATATTTGAAGCTATTACACCAGCATTCCAGACCATTATTGGTGGGTTTATTGGGCTAATTACTGGTATTAAGATAGGACAGGATAGTAAAGATGCAGAGTAATTTTGAGAAGTGCCTAGAGAAACTATTAATCCACGAAGGTGGCTATGTTAACCACCCGTCAGACCCAGGTGGGATGACTAATCTTGGTGTTACTGCTAGAGTGTGGGAAGAATGGGTTGGGCATCCTGTTGACGAGAAGCAGATGCGCGCTTTGACCCCAGAAACCGTTGCACCTTTATATAAGAAAAAGTATTGGGATGCTTGCCACGCTGATGACCTTGTATCTGGTCTTGACTACTGCGTTTTTGACGTCGCTGTTAACTCAGGTGTTGGGCGCGCCGTTAAGTTTTTGCAGTCGATTGTTGGGGCTACTCCTGATGGCGGTTACGGTAGCATTACTGCTGCATTAGTTAAAAAAGCTCAAAAAGAAGATGCAGCACGTTTAGTGTCTGTCTATTGCGCTAAACGCTTAGAGTTCTTACAATCACTTAAGACCTTTGAAACATTTGGTAAAGGCTGGTCGAGGCGCGTTGCAGAAGTTAAAGAAGAAGCACTTAAGATGTTAGGGTAAACCCGAATGCCATTACAAAAGCTCCAGTTCAAACCTGGTGTTAACCGAGACCAGACAAACTACACCAACGAAGGCGGTTGGTACGAGTGCGACAAAATTCGCTTTCGTTCTGGCTATCCTCAGAAAATGGGTGGCTGGCTTCGCTATAGCACACAGAGCCTAGCTGGTATATGCAGACAGGTTTTTAACTGGATTACAACAGCTGCGGATAATTACTTAGCGCTTGGGACTTCAAAAAAGCTATACCTTGAGGCGGGTCAGATTGTTTATGACATTACGCCAATTCGTCAGACTTTTACAACTACAGTTACAAATAATTGTTTTACGACTGCAAACGGGTCTAAGACAGTTACAGTATCGATTGCTGCTCATGGTGCTTCAGAAGGCGATTATGTAACCTTTTCTGGTGTGGTAGGACCTATTGGTGGGATACCTCAAAGCGAGTTTAATGCTGAGTTTATTGTTGACTACATCACAGTTAATACATTCACCATCACCACAACAACTGCGGCTACATCTTCTACTACAGGTGGTGGCACAGCGATTGTGGCTGCCTTCCAAATACCTATTGGTAATGACAATGCCTCCGTTGGTTATGGCTGGGGTGCTGGTGTATGGAGTCGTGGGGCTTGGGGTTCAGGCGCTGGGGTTCCAGTAGTTAATCCTCAACGGGATTGGTTCTTACAAAACTTTGATAATGACCTTGTAGCCAATATTCGTAATGGCGCTATTTATTATTGGAAGTATTCTGGTGGTACAGGGACTAGAGCTACTTTATTATCAGCAACGACTATAGATGGCATTGCGCCTTCTGATGTACCTGCCGAGGCTACACAAGTTTTAGTATCTCAGAACGATAAACATTTACTAGCATTTGGCGCTACCCCTTACGGCGGCGGTGCTTTTGACCCGCTTCTTATTCGTTGGGCAAATCAAGATCAACCTAATAACTGGACACCACAAGTTACTAATTCGGCAGGTTTTTTACGGGTTTCTCGTGGTTCTCAGATTGTTTGTGCAGTTGCAACACGGCAGGAAATCCTTGTATTTACTGAAGGCACACTCAATTCCCTGCAATTTTTAGGTACAACAGACGTATTTGGTCTACAAGAGCTATCTGACAACATATCAATTCTTAGCCCTCGTTGCGTCGCTACAGTAAACAACACGGCATATTGGTTTGGTCATGACAAATTCTATGCCTATGGTGGACGTGTAGAAACGCTTCCTTGCACTATCCGTAATCACATATTTGGTAATTTAAACTATGACCAAGCAGACCAAATCATCTGTGGGACCAATGAAGGCTGGAACGAAATCTGGTGGTTCTACCCTACAGCAGATAGCCAAGTTAACAATGCCTATGCGATATACAACCATTTAGAGAAGATTTGGTACTACGGCACAATAGACCGCACTGCGTGGTCAGACTCCTCACTAAGGGAATACCCTCAAGCCCTAACTGCAACTTACTTTACAGGTGCTATTTCTAGCACTACTTTGACCGTAACAGGCGTTGCGGCAGGTTATTTGCAAGTTGGCTCAGTCATTACTGGTACAGGTGTGGCAACAGGTACGATTATTACTGCTTTGGGTACAGGTTTAGGCGGTGTAGGAACATACACAGTAAACATCTCACAACTTGTAGTTCAGACCAGTATGACAGGCAATAGCGTTATTTATAACCATGAACAAGGTGTAGACGACAACATCTTGCCAATGGCTTCATATATTGCTTCGTCAGATTTTGACTTGGTGGACGGGGATCAATTTATCTTAACCAAGAGAATTATCCCTGATATTAGCTTTACTGGGTCGACAGCCTCTACACCTGAAGTTACCATGTATATTAGACCTAGGAACTTTCCAGGCAATGCCTATTCAAATAGCGAATCAGGTGCAGTAATTGAGACCTCAGTTGATATATACACTGAGCAAATATTTATGCGGGCTAGAGCAAGGCAAATGGCAGTTGAGATTGAATCTAACGATTTAGGGGTTCAATGGCAATTGGGTAGTCCTAGACTTGACGGTAGACCAGACGGAAAACGCTAATGGGAATGCAAAAGTTTCGGGCACCAGCACTGCCTTTGGCTACCCCCGAATATAATGAACAACAGTTAGCTCAGTTAATCGGTGTTTTACGGCTTTACTTTACCCAGCTAGATTCAAATGTCCCTTTACAGATGGACGGAATTCGGCTATTAAATTTACCAACATCAGGGTACAATTTGCAAGATGGGACTGTATTCCGAGTTGGGGAAGACTTAAAGATTGTCGTACCAAACGTTTCTTATTTATATGGAGTATCTGCCACAGCTAGTGTGGGGACAGTAACGGTGACTATTATATGAACTACTACGCACAGGGCGGTCAAGCCCACGGATTGGCTACACTAAAAGGGCATGAAATCCAGACTAAGGACGGGGTTCCTTCTTTTGGCATTGGTGGTTGGTTCCAAAAAAACGTAATGCAGCCCGCAGTTAATACAGGTATGCAAGCAGTTAAAGCGGTTCAAAACGTTCCTGGCATAAAACAAATATCCGATGTTTCTACTCAAGCATTTAAACCTATTGACCAAGCCTTAGTGGGACTTGACAAATCTGTGGGTAAGATGATTCCTGGTGGCTGGGGAACAGTTGGACAAGTTGCCCTTTCTATGATTCCTGGCGCTCAACCATTAGCTATCGGTTTAGGTGCTTTAAATGGCTCTGGCGTGATGCACAAAGGTGGCGGTTTTAACTTACAAGGCGCTATGATTGGCGGTGCTACAGCTTATGCCTCATCTGAATTGGGTGAGTATTTAAGAGCCGCTGGTGGCACACCTGATATGGCTTTGTTACCTGGTGAAACTGGTACCGCAGGAACTATGCCCGTAAATGCAAGTGAACTAGGCGATATTATCCCTACACCTAAACCTGAAATGATAGACGTAAACGCTGGATTATCAGGTACATCGCCTATGGCACCACAAGCACCGATCCCCGAACCGTCTAGTTTTACTCCCGCTACTATTAACTCTACCCCTTCGCTATCTGAGATAGCTGATATTCGTGCTACACAACCTGGATTTCTTGAAAGAGCTGGTAACTATGTTGCAGATATTCCAAATTCTGTAAGCCAATCAGTTGGTCAGGCAGCTAGAGAAGGGGTTACAAGCGCAGGAAACCTTTTTGACAGCGCAACCTCTTTAGATACTTACAAAAATGCTTATAACAATGCTATAACAGGAATGGGCGATACAGTTTCTGGGGCTGGAAAAGTTCTTACTGGCAATGCAGATAAAGCAGCAACAGCTGCGGCGCTCAAAGCTGGCACTATGGCTCCAATGATGGCTACGGCTGGTACTATTTACGGTACTATGAGTCTTGCTGATCTAGATGCTCAGCGTGATTACCTTAAGCAACAACAAGCTGCTGGAAACATTGCGCAAGCTGAGTATGACGCAGCGCTGGCAGAAATTAACCGTCAACGTGACTATGCGTCTGATGTTGTTAGCAAGAGTCCGTTCAGTACAAATCCTAGCCGTGATACATCTATTGGTGAAACTTATTATGGCAGAGGCGGCGAGAACGATAGTCTTTATGCTCGTGGCAATGAAAATACTACTTTATATGCTGTGGGTGGTTCTGTAGATGATGAACTTGGCATGGACGAAGCTCGTGGGCTAAACCCAGGTAATATGCAAAATGGCTTTATGGGCGGTGGTATCGCTAGTTTTGCTGCTGGTGGTCAGCCTAGGTTTTTATCAGGTGGTGGCGATGGCATGAGCGATGACATTCCTGCAACAATTAATGGTAACCAAGAGGCTCGCCTTGCTGATGGCGAGTTTGTTATTCCAGCAGACGTAGTGTCTCACCTTGGTAACGGTTCTTCTAAAGCGGGTGCAAAACAGTTGTATTCAATGATGGACAAAGTACGTACAGCACGTACTGGGCGCAAGTCTCAAGGCAAACAAATTAACCCACGCAAATATTTAGCTGCGTAAAGGATAAGACATGGCAACAAATACCTCAATATCAACCTCGTTAACGGACGTCCCAGAGGTCTTACGACCCTATATTACTGGTGCTGGCGGGGTGTTGCCTACTGCACAGACTCTTTTATCTAAAGATTACAATACCACTTATGGTGATCCGTTAAAAGCTGCTGGCTTGGCTGGTTCTGGTCGTGTTGCTGGTTTATCTCCAATGCAACAACAAATTGGTACTGAGTTAGGTTCCATGAATACCCCTAGCCAGTTTAATATGGGTACAGGCTCAGCAGCTATGGGTCTTGGCGCTTTGGGTTCTATGCTTAGCCCTGAGCAAACTGCTATGTATATGTCTCCATATCAGCAAAATGTGATTGATGTTAATAAAGCCGAAGCACTGCGTGATGCTCAAAAAGGTTTGACAGCTGGTAACTTAGCATCAGCTAAACAAGGTACATATGGTGGTGCTCGTAATGCACTTATGATGTCTGAGGCTGACCGCAACCTCCAAACTAAACTAGGTAACATCCAAGCCACAGGTATGCAGAATGCCTTTGACGCAGCGCAAAAAGCTCAGTTGGGTCAAGCTGCTGGATATACTGGACTTGGTCAGACACTTGGTCAGTTAGGCACTGCACAACAAGCCACAGATATTGACCGCCTTAAGACTCAAGGTGCGTATGGTGACTTACAACGTGCTACTCAGCAACAGCAATTAGATACTCAGTATCAAGACTTAATGGCTAAATTGAACTACCCAGTATCTAACTTAGAGACAATGAATAACTTAGTACGTGGTGTACCATTGACACAAACAGGTGGCACACAAGTAAATACAACTCCTCCCCCAAGTTTTGCTAGCCAATTAGCTGGTATGGGAATGACAGGGTTGTCTCTCTACAACATGTTTGGGAGTGGCAAATAATGAGCATCATTGACGCTATCCATAGAAATACCCAAGAGAAAAAAGACATTAAAGAGTTAGCTAAGCTACCTCAAGCATTGATTATGCAGATGGGGCAGCGCAAAGAGCTTTCTCCAGAAGAAGTAGCAATGGTTACTAGTGCAAAAGCTGACATGATTGACCAAGCAGCTAAACAAAAAGCTTTAGCTCAAAGTGGTGGTGGTCAGTTGCCTAGCGTCATGGAACAAAACATGATAAAGATTGCTCAATCTGAGAATCCAGTGCCAGAACAGATGCCACAGCAAATGGCTCAAGCTCAGCAACTACCAGAAGATGTAGGTATTGCCCAGAATCCTGTGCCTCCTATGCAGATGGCTGGCGGTGGCATTATTGCCTTTGATGAAGGCGGCGATGTAGATGTAGACCCAGAAGATGAATACCAAGACTTACTAGATAAAGCGCAAGAAGACGAGACAACTCAAGAGATTTTTGACTTAATTTCTGAAATGGGTAGTAGCGGCAACGCTGGTGTTGGAATTACTGCTGGACGTGGTGGAGATAAAGGTGACTTAGTTGGTCGTCTTCGTGAAACTATCATGGCTAAAGAAAGTGGTGGACGTCGCTACGATAAAGATGGCAATCTACTTACGTCCTCTAAGGGTGCATTAGGCGAGATGCAGGTTATGCCTGGCACAGCCCGTGACCCAGGTTTTGGCATCAAAGCAGCAAGAAACAATAGCCCAGAAGAACTGCGCCGTGTAGGTGATGAATATGCTGGTGTTTTATTAAATCGTTACCGTGATCCTAAATTAGCCATGATTGCCTATAATATGGGTCCTGGCGCTACTGATAAGTGGTTAGCTTCTGGTGCTGACATCAATAAATTACCAAGAGAGACTCAGGGTTATATCCGTGGGGTTAACTTAGCGCAAGGTGGTGAAGTTCAGCATTTTGCAGCTGGTGACTATATTCCATTTGGTGAAGAAGTACCTTACGATGAGTCTCAAAGTTGGGGTCTAAAAGACTGGTTCAAGCGTAACAGTCCAGGCTCAAAAGAATTTATTAAGGCGCAAGAAGAAGAAAAGAAAAAAGCTGCTGAAGCTAAGAAACCTACTCCTGCACCTGTTACCGAAACTCCTGTAGTACAAGGACCAAGATTAGAAGGTCCGATGGTTGAAGAACCAAAGGCTAAAGCTGAAGAAGATGCTTTTAATCTGATGCAATACTTCAGAGAGCGCCAAGCTAGAGCAGATAAGCAAGCTGAGAAAGATAAGTGGCAAGCTGGTTTGGCTGCTGGTCTAGGTATGCTCGGTGGCACATCACAGTATTGGCAAGAGAATATTGGTAAGGGCGGTCAGATGGGTGTTCAGCAGTTGGCACAGCTACAGAAACTACGTGCTAGCCAAGATATTGCTGGGGACAAGATGTTAGGTTCTGCGTATAACGCTGAAATGTTAGGCAAACTCCGTAAAGACCAATTGGCCCAGAGCAAAGGTTTAAAAGAAGGTCAGCTAAACCAAGAGCTATTGACAGCTAAAAATGCCTTTATTGAGAAGCGCCTTAAAGCTTTAGGTATGGATGAGATGATGCTTGGTACATTACGTCGTCAACAAGCCCTAGGCAAGTTAGATTCTGCTAAGAAGCAAGAGTTAGATTACTATGAAAAACGCATGAAGGAAGTAGAAAACGAAGCTAACAGACTTTATTCTTCTCCTAGCGCAGGAAATGGGATGAGAATCGTTGGCGTAAGATAAAATAAACCTATGCCAATTTTTAGTGTTGAAGCCCCTAACGGCAAAATTTATGACGTTGAAGCGCCAGAAGGTTCTTCAGAAAAGTCTATTTTTGCGTTTGCTAACCAAGCCTATCTCTCGGACATGTCGAGAGGAGAGCCTACACCTGAGTACAAACCCACCCCAGAAACTGGTTTCATTCCTTCTGTTAAACGTG